ATATACATTTGATATTGTAGATATGAAACATTTAGAGGGAGAATTAGGAGATAGAGTAAAATTCTATAAAGGAGATCAAAGCAGTAGACCAGATCTTGAAACTATGTATAAAGAATTTGGATCAAAACAATTTGACTTTATATTAGAAGACGGTTCACATATACATAATCACCAAATGATATCCTTAGCCTACTTATTTAAGTATGTTAAATCAGGAGGTTATTATATATTAGAAGATATTACTGAAGAAGGAGTTCATGCTTGCTGCCAAAGAAATGATGAAACTATAAAGATAATTAAAGCTCTTCAAAATAAAGATACAGTATCTTGTGAGTTTATATTTCCTGAAGAACTTGATTATCTAAATAAAAATATAAGTAAAATAGAAATACATCAAGATATTCAAAATGCATATAGAACAGCAATTATACATAAAAAATAAATACATATGATTTTTTTTCAAAAAAACAAAAAAACAGACCTATTTAATCCAGATAAAAATCTTTCTGAATTAGCGAATGAATTTGAAACTGATAAAGGTACAGCAGATAAAATGCAATTGTCATGGGGCAATTGGTCCGCACAATCAGAAAACGAATTTAAGTATTTAGATACCTGGGGATATACCACGGTCTATGAACGCTATATGCAAAAATATAGGAATGAAGAAGTAAGTTTATTGGAAGTTGGAGTTTGCGATCATAGATGTCCTTTTGCATCTCCAAAAATGTGGGCATCTTATTTTAAAAATGCAGATTTGTATGCTGTTGATAATTTTTGGGGAGATAAGTTAGAGAATAGATCTAAAGAAATAGAGTATATAAATAGCGTAGGAGTTAATTTTATATATGCAGATCAGAATAGTAGTAATGACTGGGATGAAATAGAAAAAACCATTCCTAGTAACTCTCTTGATTTTATAATTGAAGACGGAAGTCACTATCCACATCATATGATGTATACGCTATATAGATCTATAAAGTTATTAAAATCAGGCGGAATTTATTTTATGGAAGATATACAAAATCCAAAAACAAGTAAAGGATACTGGGGATACGATAACTCTAATATATTAATAAACATGCTATTTTTTAGTTTAACCAATAAAATTCCCACTGAATATATAGATAAAACTTTACTAGACGAAATAGAATCTAATTTTACAATAAAAGAATTATATTTGGATAAGAATAATTTGAATTATTTAACCGTTTTAGAAAAAAAATAAGTTTATGAATACTAGAGAGTTTAAATGTTCCAAGATATTAACAGATCTTGTAGAGAATGAAGGTTTAATAGGAATCAAAACCAGTTTTGAAGATGAAGGTGCTACCTTTAATGAGACTATTAGATTAAAAGAAGTTTGTAATCAATCTAAAGTAAAATTGAATCTTAAGATAGGCGGTCCTGAAGCTATAAGAGACATGAAAGACTTATCGATTATAGGAGTTAAAGGAGTTGTTGCACCTATGGTAGAATCAGGATTTGCATTAAAGAAGTTTGTAGATTCTATTAATAAAACTCTTCCTCAAGATATTATATCATCATTACAACTTTTTATTAATATAGAAACAAAACAAGCAGTAGAAAATATAGATTCTATTCTATCTATGAAAGAGGCAGATAGCTTGTACGCTATTACAGTAGGTAGAGTTGATTTAGTTTCTTCTATGGGAAAAGATAGATCTTATGTAAATAGTAACGAGGTTTTTGAAATGACAAAAACAGTATTTATGAAAGTAAAAGAAAAAGGATTGAAAGCTTGTTTAGGCGGTGCCGTGTCTACAGAGTCATTAGACTTTCTTAAAAAGTTGAATTCAGAAAGATTATTAGATAAATTTGAAACTAGATATGCAATATTTGATCCAGCAATAACACTTAAAAACCTATCAAGAGCATTATCAAAAGCACAGATGTTTGAATATGAATGGTTAATGGCAAAACATGAATACTATACCATGAATGCTAATTATGATATTAATAGAATTAAAATGATTCAAGATAGAATTAATCAGTCTATAGATTTTAAATAATGAAGGTATTAATAACAGGTTCATCAAAAGGAATAGGAAAACAAATAGTTGATTTATTTAATATTAATGGTCATGATGTATATGGTCCTAATAGAAACGAGATTGATCTCTCTAAAGATTTTAAATTAAATAGAACAGATTTTGATATTGTCATAAATAATGCTGGTATCAATCCTCTAAATACTATTGAGGACATGGATCAAGAATTAGTTATGAAAGTAAATTATTATTCTCCTTTAAAAATAATCCAACAATGTTTACCATATATGGTTAGCCAAAATTTTGGTAGTATAGTAAACACAGGTTCTATATGGTCTAATATATCAAAAGAAAAAAGAGCCGCTTACTCTGCAAGTAAATCAGCTTTAGAATCACTAGCAAGATCAATAACATCGGAATATGGAAAATTTGGTATATTAGCAAATACAGTGTCACCTGGTTTTATTCTAACTGATCTTACAAGACAGAATAATACAGAAGATCAGATAAAAGAATTAGAGAGAAATATACCTTTGAATAAATTAGGGACTGTAAATGATGTGGCTGATTTAATTTACTTCTTAGCTACAAAGAATTCATATATAACAGGACAAAACATAATAATTGATGGAGGTTATTCATGCGTAGCTTAAATATAAAATCTAGATTTGGAGAGTACGATGTTAAGTTTTATGATAAAGTTTCTGATATACAATTATACATACAAGATCAAGTTGTAATTGTAGATGCTAAAGTTTATGAATTATATAAGAACTATCTTCCATCTGACTCTATTTTATTTGATTGTACAGAACAGAATAAAACATTAGACGGATCTACAACTATATTCAGAGAATTAATAAAAAGAAAAGTAAAGTCTAATGGTAAGATTATTGCTATAGGAGGAGGAATACTTCAAGATATAGTTGGATTTGTTTGTTCAACCTATTGTAGAGGAATACTATATGATTTAGTTCCAACCACTCTATTGTCTCAATGTGATAGTTGTATAGGAGGAAAGACTTCTATAAATTTTGAATCAGTAAAGAACATACTAGGAACATTCTATCCTCCTAATTCTATTTTAGTATGTCCTGAGTTTATTAATACTCTTACTAATGAAGATCGTTTAAGTGGAATGGGAGAACTGATCAAGTTCAACATCTTAAAAAATACTACACAGAATATAGAGAACAATACTAATCTAATTGATTTAATATATGATGGACTTTCATATAAGGCATCAATCATACAAATAGATGAATTTGATAAAAAGGAAAGGAAGTTTTTAAACTTTGGTCATACATTTGGTCATGCTTTAGAGTCTACTTCTAATTATAATATTCCTCATGGAACAGCAGTCCTATTCGGTATATTAATAGCAAATAAAGTATCTAATTTTTTAGGACTCTTAAGTTTAAATAAAGAATTAGAATTATTTGATTTAATTTATCCATATATAAAACATCAAAAAATACAAGAAGATTGGTTTAATTTTGATGATCTTATTTCTATTATAAAACACGATAAGAAAAATACAGGTACTATAAATATGGCTCTACTAACAGATGAAGATCCTAAAATAGTTCCTATAGAATTAGAAGAAACATTACAGTTAGCATTAAAAAATATTTATGCGTCTATCAGATTATGTAATAAAATATCTTAAAGATAACTATCAAGTAGATACAATATTCACAGTCTCAGGTGGTGGTTGTATATTCTTAGTAGACTCTTTAACTAATATAGGGGGAGTTAATTATATAGCTACGCATCACGAACAAGCCGCAGCTATTGCAGCAGAAGGATATTCTAGAATGCATAATAAATTAGGAGCTTGTATAGTTACTAGTGGTCCTGGTGGAACTAATGCAATTACTGGAGTATTAGGAGCTTGGGTAGATTCTATTCCTATGATTGTTATTACGGGCCAAGTGAATAAGGAGATGACTACTAATTACAATAATCTATATAACCTAAGACAATTAGGAGATCAAGAGTTTAATATAATTGAAACTGTAAAGCATATGACAAAGTATGCTGTACAAGTCAACGATCCAGAAGATATAAAATACCATTTAGATACCGCATGTAAACTAGCAACCTCACAAAGACCAGGTCCTGTATGGTTAGACATACCTTTAAATGTACAATCAGCAATCATAAATCCAGATAAGTTAGTAGGTAATGATTTAGTAAAAGATACAGAACAAGTTAAGTGTGCTGATAATATATTAGATAGAGTTGCAGAAGAATTAAGCAAGTCTAAAAAACCGCTCTTAATAGTTGGTAATGGTATCAGACTCTCAGGTGGTATAGATCAACTTAAAAAGTTTATTAGCAAAATAAAAATACCTGTCATATCTGCAGTGAATGGAAATGATCTGATCAATGACGATTATGAAGGATACGCTGGTAGGTTTGGAACTCACGCACAAATATGTGCAAACAATCTTATATCTGAAGCAGACCTTGTTTTATCTATAGGTTCTAGATTGTATGTAAGACAGACAGGTTATAACTTTAAAGGGTTTGCAGAGAATGCATGTAAGATATATGTAGATGTAGACATCAATGAATTAAACAAACCAACACTCTATCCAGATATTCCTGTACATTCAGATGCTAAGTTCTTTTTAGAACAAATGATAGATAGAGATATAAACATTATAGATAAAGAATGGTTAAACTATTGTTCTAACAAGTATAAAGAAACACCCACTGTTTTACAAAGGCATAGAGATAAGAAAGACTTTGTTAGTCACTATCATTTTGTAGAAACTTTAGGGCCTTTACTAAAACCGACAGATCATGTAGTTACCAGTGACGGTACAGCAAATGTTGCGACTATGCAAGTATTAAAACTGAAAGGAGATCAGAGACTAATAACAAATACAGGAAATGCTCCTATGGGTTATGGTCTTCCTGCGGCAATTGGTGCGGCATCAACAAAAATACCTGTAGTTTGTATAGAAGGAGATGGAAGTTTACATTTAAATGTACACGAACTACAAACAGTTAAACATTATAATTTACCAATAAAGATAATTCTATTTAATAATGATGGATATACATCTATAAAGATATCACAAAAAGCTTTCTTTAATGGTAAGTTTGTAGCATCAGAAAAGAATAGCGGTGTTTCATTCCCTAATTTTAAAAAGCTTATTAATGCTTATGATCTTAAATATATGTCTATAGAAAATCATAGTTTGATGAAAGATATTTTAAAACAATTTCTTTCTTTGGAAGGTCCTGCAGTATTAGAAGTGTTTACCGATCCTGAAGAATTCCACGAACCTAAAGTTGTTGCTAAGTTAGGATCCGATGGTAAATTTATTCCTGGTAATTTACAAGATATAAAATGGATACAATGAAAATATTAATAACAGGAGCTAATGGATATATAGGAAATTCTTTATATAGATCTTTAAAAGATTTACATGAAGTTTCTACTATAACTAGAGAAAATTGTGATTTAACAGATCAAAATAGTGTTAATTTATATTTTAAAAATAAATGGTTTGATGTAGTTATACACTGTGCAGTATCTGGAGGTAACAGATTAAAACCAGAAAACTCTCAAGTTATAGACTCTAATCTAATGATGTACTATAATTTATTATACAATAAAAAATGTTTTAATAAATTAATACATTTTGGATCAGGAGCTGAATTTCATAGATGGTGGACTCCATATGGTTTAAGTAAAAAATTAATAAGCTCATCAATATCTGGCCAAGATAATTTTTATAACTTAATAATATATGGATTATTTGATGAATTTGAATTAGATAGAAGATTTATTAAGTCTAATTTAAAAAGGTATATAAATAAAGAACCAATGCAAATAGATGATAATAACTATATGGATTTTTTTTATATGCAAGACTTAATACAAGTAGTAAATTATTGCATAGAAAATGAAAGTCCTCCAAAATATATAAATTGCGTTTATAAAGAAAATTTAACCTTAAAAAATATAGCCGATTTTATAAATACCTTAAATGATTATAAAGTAGACATAAAAATAAATGGATCGGAATTTCCAATTGAAGGGTATACTAGTTTTAATAAAGATTTAAAATTACCATTTGTAGGACTTCAACAAGGAATAATAAACACGTATAATAAATTAAAATGGAACCAATAAGTTTTATAACAAACACAGGAGCTAACACTTTAGAATATACTAAATTACTATTAGAATCTTTAAAAATTAATTTAGTTGGTAAAGAACATGAGATTATAGTTTTTATAGATAAAGATAATGATGGAACATATCAATATCTTAAAAGTATTAAAAAAGATTTTTACGATTTAAAAATAGTAACACATAAACTTAAAGGGCCAGTAGGATATCAAAGGAACTCCAATCTTCTTGTTGATATAGCTAAACATAATATAGTTAGTTATCTTCAAAGTGATATGGTTATATCACCAAATTATGATATAGACATACTATCTGAAATAGAAGATGATTGTATAATAAGTTCAACTAGAGTAGAACCACCACTTCATGGTCCATCTAATGTTGTAATAATAAAAGATTTTGGCGTAGATCCTTTACAATTCAATATAGAAGATTGGAATTCATATTCTATTACTGTAAAGGAAAATAAAGTAGCTGAATACTTTTTTGCTCCATATACTTTTTATAAAAAAACATGGCAAAAGATCGGAGGCTATGATACTATATTTAGAAGATCTAGAGAGGATTCAGATTTTGTACAAAGATGTGTTCAATCTGGAATAAAGTTAAAACAAACATTTAAACCAGTTGTTTATCATTTTACTTGTGTAAGTTCTAGAGGAAAAAATTGGTTTGACGAAAACAATAAAGAAGCAAAAGAAAGAGTAGAACTACAAAAGATTGCAGACGGAATAGAGATTAGAAGATTTTTAAAAAAGTGGGGAAATTTTAATCATGGAGAAAGTAAGTTAAAAAAATTAGATATAGATCTTGTAGTAAAAGACAATAAACAATTAAACCCAATGTTCTTAGCGCAATTAGAAGTTTACTGTTCTAGACTGTGGCTGAGATCAGAGGAAGAGGTAAATGCCATGATTCGAACCTTAAGTAATGAACAAGAACCAGCTAATACACTTTTAGGATATACTAATGAAGGTTGGGAACAGGCTAAGCATTTATTTAGAACTACAGATTTTAAGTCAATTTATAAAGTGGGAGAACCTACAGATTATAATATAAAAATAGAAGTAAACTTTACAAACGTAGATCCATCTAAAGACGAATTCTTACAAAATATAACGCGCTTGGGTGACATCCTAGAAGCTTCTGAACCTGGAATATATGAATTAGGATCTGCTAAAATAGAGATCAGAAACATGGTAGATTTAGCCCAGGATCAAATTGTTGTAACTAATCCACCGTTCGACTATTCATTATTGACTATAGAGTAATATTTATATAAAAAACAAATGGCAAAGGCAGTTAATCCATTATTCGATATAACCGTAGCAGGAAAGAAGTACAAACTTAGGTTTGATGTAAATGACAATCCAACTAAACTTGGAGTTAAAATGCAGTTCGTATTAGATCAAGAACTTGAAGATCCTAGAGACAAGCAAATGTTGGCTAATGAAATTAGTGTAGCATTACAGAAAAAGCTTGGAGCTTCTGGGGTTATGATTGATTACGATGATCGCAATCCATATAAAAATGTAATAGGCTTTATTGTACCTTTAAATTCTGTGGCAATGTTATTAATTAAAGCCATGAAAGGAGGAGCTTAAAATAAAACAAATTAGTTATGGTAAGAAGAAGAGTTGTTAGAGCTTTATTTGATAATCCGGAACACATTACCGCAGCAGACGTTTCTCAGTCTGAAATACTTAAATCTTTATTAAAGATACATGTACCTAATTCTATAGAGTACGCTATAACTAATAAGAAGATTTATGCTTGCGTCTTTGAGATAAATGAAACTAATGAATATTTAGAGATCCATAAAAACCATTGGATACAGGCTTTAGAAACCTGTTTACTTTGGTATATTGAAGAAGAGAACTATGAAATGTGCACACACATTAAAAATATAATTCAATCAATTCAAGATAAGAATAAGGCCAGAAAATTTATAACTAAAACTAAAGCCAGTGGAGAATGATTTTAAACAAATTCAATTAGGAATAGATTCTATAATTGGAACTAAGACTATAATAAGAAGAAAGAAGAAGACTGAGACAGATAAGAAGAGAGAGTTATTTTTTAACATGATGAATAATCTAGACGAATTAAATGTTAGACAAAACATTATGTATGCAGATCTTAATTTAGACTTCGCAGATTATGATGAGAAGTTCTTTACAGTTATAGATGCTCTTATCTATATGCATTTTGGTAAACAATGTACAGAAGTAATTAGTTTCTATTTGTATGAAAGAGTGAATAGTGATGGTACATTAAATCCAATAATAATTAATGATAAGAATGAACTCATGCTTGAAACACCTTATGATCTTTGGCATTTAATGTGTAAAATAAATCCTAAATTAGATGCCTAAAGCTTTTTTTACAAAAGAAAACATGTCTAGAGAAGCCAGACCAGATACTTGGTGGAATAAAGGGCTTCAATTAACAGAAGAGCAACTTAGAGAAGCTATGGCAAATAGTCGTAGTAATAAAGAAGCTGCTAGATGGCTTGGCATTACAGATATAACATATAAGAAATATGCTAAGTCTTATATAGATGAAGAAACAGGAAAGACTTTATTTGAAATACACAAGAATATTCCTGGTAGAGGAGTACCTAAAAATCTTGCAGGTTCTAAATGGAAAGTTGACTTAGATGAAATGCTTAAAGAGAGCCAACCTATTAATTCAAAGAGAATAGCGAAGCTCAAAGAAGCTTTAATGAAAGATGGTAGACTTGGATACCAATGTTCATCGTGCAAGTTCTCAGAGAAAAGATTAACAGACATGAAAGTTCCACTCTTACTTAGTTTTAAAAATGGAAAGAAGAGTGATTGGAGACTTGAGAATTTACAATGGCAATGTTATAACTGCTACTTCCTTTATGTAGGAGATCCGTTTACAAGTAAAATGATACAAAGAGTAGAGTCGGTTCCTATTGATAGTCTTGAAATAAAAGAAGAAGTACAAGAGATATATCAACTCGATGACTTCTATTATGAACATCTAAAAAATTTAGGACTAGATAACTCAGGAGATGTATTATTCAAAGACGAAGATCTTATAGACTACAAAGATCAGGATGACGGATCCGAATTTATAGACATCAGAAACTAACCATTTATATATATAGTTTCTTTATATATATAACTTATTGATTTCCAATACTATATAACTTATTGATTTTCAATCGCTTGCATAACTGATTGATTTCCAATCGACAATTTTTAAAAAAAGACTAAAAATATTTTTTTATGTCAAAAATTTGTCGTAATTTTACTATGAAACAAATCAATAATGAATATGGACATCAAGATCTTCGTTTTTAACTACCTTACCCACGAGACAGTCATTGACAATACAATTACAGTTAATGGCGACTTTGCAACTGCCGAGGCTAACCACCAGGTATTTAGAGAAGTTCATCCTGACTGCCAGGTTAACTTTGTTATCGACCAAGATAACTTTATCTTTGCTCCGCCTATTAATCAAGAAAAGGACGAGACCGCTTATAATGAAGGTCGTATGACTTGGAACGAGTATGTGACTAAATGGCACGGAGGCAGTGCATTAGAAAGCGATAGCGATATGCCTGACTATGAAGACATGGCTCACACTGCATTCTATTCTCAAAATCTATAAAATAAAAGTTATGGTACTCACAGTTCCGATTATTACTTATCCAAATTTTCCAAAAGATATTCAAACAATTCATTTAAATTAAGGTTATGACTCAGAAAGAAATTAAAACATTGGCATCAGAGATCGTTGGTGACGGACAACTTCCTAATAAGTTTTTTGTAATGGTAAGTCCTTACATTACAACTATTGACGAATTTGGAGATCATAATTCAGAACTTATTGACGGATATACTGATGAAGATTCTACAATAGAAGTCTTTGACACTTATGAAGAGGCCGAAGAATATTTTAATACAATAGATCTTGATCATCGTTACGGCACAGGACATGTCATGATTGAAGATAGATTGACTGGCCAAATTACAGAGGCATTTTTAGAGTCAGTAGTTGAAGTCAATTATCATTTGCGTGGATATGATATGTCAAAAACATTTGGTTATAAAAAATAATACTATGAATAAATTAAGAATACGGAAAACAATTACGCCTAAGAATTCTTTAGAGTATAATGAATGGCTAAAAGAATTTAATTTTGGAAGTGCTTATGATCTTACTAAAGAGAAAGCTAGGAAGCACTCTTTAAATGATCACTATGACTTTAGTAGATTAATTCCCCAGACTGAAGAGTTTAGTTTTAAAAATATCCTAGAATTGGTTAAATTTAAGTTCCTATGATAATTGTGCACTCTTTTATAGTTCCATTCTTTTGGAAAGATGAGAAAGGTCCATATCTAATAGATGATAATGGAAGAAGAGATTTGCCTCAAGATACTACAAGAGATCAGATCCTATGGTTTAAGAAGCCATACAAAGGTGGAAAAAACCCAGCATTTGAAAGAGACATTGAATGGGATGTGGAAGGTGCAAAAGGTAAGAAGTATCTAGTGACACTAAAAGGAAAAACCTGGGAGTGTAACTGTCACTCATACAAATTTTCTGGAAATAAAAGAAGCTGTAAACATATAGAGGATATAAAGGGTTCATATTTATCATAGGACCTAAAACCTATCTATATGAACAAGAAGGAAAAAGAGTTCGTCAAATACGTAAAGTCTGAATGTAAAAAGTATGGAGTCAAGTGCGACCTCAGAAAAACAAAACATGTCAGACTATCAGGAAATATAAAGTGCTCAGGATACTTTGACGAAGATACGCCAGCTCTTGTTTGTTCAATGAATAGAGAAGATTGGATAGAGATTCTTGCACATGAATTTTCGCATCTCACTCAATGGGTAGAGCAAATAGATATATGGAAGAAGTGCATGGTAAGTATGCCTTTAGTAGATGAGTGGCTTCAAGGTGAAGAGGTTCCTAATATCAAGAAGCATTTAGCAGTATCTAGAGAACTGGAATTAGATAATGAAAAAAGGTCTGTAAGAATTATTAAAAAGTTTAATCTAGATGTAGATATAGATAATTATATAAAGAAAGCAAATGCTTATGTCTATTTCTATAACAGACTACTAGCTACAAGAAAGTGGGCTACTCCAAACAATAGTCCATATAGCAATCAGAGGATCATAGAAAAGATGCCAAGATATTTCAAAGCAGATTATTCAATAACCCCTAAAAGAATAGAAAAAGTATTTATACAAGAAAACTTATAGTTATGGATTCTACAATAAAGCCTACAAAAAAACACGTAAATCAAATACTTGATTGGTGTATAAAGACTTATGGCAAATCTAAATTTAATAGACCATTTCCAGAAATAGAGTATAAGAAACCAGACTATTATACAGAGGGATGTATTGCATATTACGATGAGATTGATGCAGTTATATTTATAGATAAGATTGCTAACGATAATTTAACTGATTTAACAAATAGTATCATTCACGAGTATATACACTATAAACAAAATATGAAACACTACCAGATACTTGCAATGTATCTACCCGATCATAAAAACCCTATGGAGATTGAAGCATCAAAAATTGCTAATAGGGACACAAAAAAGTGTTTAAAATACTTGATGGATACTCTATAGTTTAATCGAGTTATTAATATTTATTGTTATAATAAATAACTACAAAGTATGACCCTACTTCAGATAGCAGAATCAGAACACATAAAAGAGTATTTTTTACAATACGGGGTTTTGGGGATGCTAGCTTTTTTGCTTGGTTATTTTGCTTGGATGCAATATCTAAGACTTGTTAAAAAGAATGATATCCTTGAAGAAAAAGTAGATAGACTTCAAGATGAAATGATGGGACTAATAGCAGAAGAGAGAGATAGATTAGCAGAACTTATTAAAGATAATACCGAAGCATTAAGAGAACTCCAGAAAACAATATTTAAGTATATGTTTAAAAATAGTGACTAGTGGATTATAAGAAATATTCTTTAGGCAAAATGGGAGATAAGTTAGTTAAGGCGATGGAAGCTAAAGAACATTTTAATAAAAAAGAAATTGAAAATAACTACATTAGAAAAGTACAAACACTAAAAGAGATCCTCACTCAAGAATATAAATTTGCAACAGAGAATAAAGTCAAGCATTTAAATTATGCGATTAAATTAGAAGTAGTTGAGAAGCATATTGACTATGTAAAAAAGATTCAAAATAAAAAGTCATTTGATCAATCGGATAAACAGATCATAGACCAACTAATCCTGAAGTATACCTCTCATAACTGATTGATTTTCAATCACTTATAACTTATTGATAATCAACTACTTATAACTGATTGATTTTCAATCGAGAATTTTTAAAAAAGATCAAAATAAATTTTTTTATTTCGACGGAATGTCTTAATTTTACTATATATCAAACAAATAAAGGTTATGAATAAGCAAGTTATCCTCTCGGCTCTAGAAGCACAGCTCAAGACAAAAGAATCAGAAGTTGAAGTCTACGAAAATAATGTAGTCAAGCCAGCGTATGAAGCACAAAATGCCGCTATCTTATCTTGGTTCCAAGAAAACGTATCTAATTTAATCCAAAAAATAGTAGCTACTAGTGACAGGATTGAGATAATGAAATTCGAAGAGCATGCGCGTTGGAATTCATGCACCATTTCTCTAATGCATGACTATAGAAGTGAAAATAGATCTAAGTATGCCGAATTCAGTTGGTATAGTTCTAGAGCTACGGCAAAAGACGGATTTGTTCTAGCCGATGTACAGATATTCGGAGCTGTAGCTGCTAAGTTTCAAGAGATAGAAAGCAAGTTCAAGCATGAGTGGAGTCCAGCATTCTTAGAGATATATCGTGAAGCCAATAAAATGGAAAGAGAGTGCTCAGAGTTGCGTGTTACGATTAGTAATACAAAGAGCGAGATTGCTAATGAAGCAAAGAATCAATATAAAAAAGTTGGCTTCTCATGTGAACTAAACACTAAGAAGTATATCAATAGAAATTATGATACGGGTGAAGTTACTTTGGAAGATGTGAAACACCAAATGAAATTGCAAATAGGTAGAAGCAAATGGGATTATGTATATGTAAGTGCTTTCAAAGTGAAAGAATTAAACAAGTACAAATGTACATTAGAGATTTCTAATGATAGTCATTCACTTAAAGAAATTACAGTAACTACTAAGAGGTTCTATGATTTTGTCGAAGATGTATTTAATTGGCAGAATGGTGGATCTGAAAGTGATAGTAGATATACAACCGATAGATACAATAGGCAATACGCTAAAAAACAAAATGCTGAATAATGAAGTACGTTAAGTATTTAAAAGACGAGTCATTGTTAGCATTAATAGGATTAATTATAATGTTCATTTATATCATATCAAAAAATTAAAGGTTATGGGACTAGACATGTACATGTATAAAAAACTTTATATATCTCAAGGTGATTTTTTTAAAGAAGAGTATAGAGATCAGGTCTCTGTTACTAAAGGCGGCAAAGATCATCCTACAATTAAAAGTAGTCGCGTTAAATATATAATTGAAGAAATAGGATATTGGCGTAAAGCAAATGCTATTCATAAATGGTTCGTAGATAATATTCAAAAAGGACATGATGATTGTGGAGAGTATTTTGTATTTCCAAATAAACTTCAAGAACTTAAAGATCTTTGCCTTCAAGTAATTGAAGACGGTAATAAAGCTCCTGAACTACTTCCTACTACTAGTGGTTGTTTTTTTGGTGGTACTGAATATGATGAATATTATTTTGATGATCTACATGAAACCGTAAAAATAATAGACGAGGCTTTATCAGATCCTGACGGAGATTATTATTATTCATCAAGTTGGTAAAAATAAAAACATGAAGACATTTAAAGACTTAGAATTTATAGAAATGAAAGATCTATTCTATAATGGAGTGCAGTGTAGAATTCAATTTGGCAACGGATACGGAGCCAGCATAGTTAGACACAACTTTAGTTATGGAGGAAAAGAAGGCCTTTATGAGCTTGCTGTATTAGATGAGAATGGAAAGCTACATTACGACAATCCAGTAGCCAATGGAGACGTTAGAGGACATTTAACACCTGATGAAGTTACAGAATTATTAAAACAAATTCAAGAGTTATGAAAAAATATTGTAAAGTGTGTGGAACTGAGATCCACCCAAAACGTGTAGCATTAGGATATTCTACTTCTTGTGTAAAGCATTCAACTGCCGAGAGATACACAGGTATAGTGGCAGCAGGATCTAAAAATGACTTTGAAGTTCATGTTATTAAAGATAGTAAGATTGCCAAAGAACTTGTTAAGATGTCAAATATTTATTAAAAAGAATCAAATGAATTACGTAGATCCAGTTAAGTATAGCAAAGCAATCTTATCATTAATGGAAGATGAATCAATGCCTCAAGAGGAAACTATTCCAGTTAAAGGTAATAGGAGTATGAAAGAAAGAGTATCTAACCTTTCTCCTGATGATAAAAAGAAACTTGAAGAATATATTGCTGCTTATAAAGAGATCAAGAAAGAGATCCATGAATTAATTAACAAAGATGCCATTGCTGAAATTGGTGGTAACAACTCCTCAAACTTGTATTTAAGTACAGAAGAGGAATAAAAAAGAAATAAAATGGTTTTGTTAAATTTAGTTTACGGAGTTCTTTACGGTGTTATAGGACAAGTCTTATCTTTTATTCAATTACAAGGAGGTATCAAGTGGGGTTGGACTGAGAAATATAGTTGGGCTCTTATGCTACTCGGACTTCCTATTAGTTGGGCATTCATGAAGAGTGTTCAAAATTTTATCATAGCATTTAATGGAGAGACTTGGCCTTCAAGACTATTAGGTTTTGGGATTGGAGTCGTAGTCTTTATTGCACTTACTTGGTTTTTGTTTAAAGAAGGTATCTCACTAAAGACTTCAATTTGTTTATTTCTTGCATTAGTTATAATTTTGATACAAATATTGTGGAAATGAAAACTATTGTAATAGGAGACACTCACGGAAGATCTAATTGGAAACTTGCTATTCATCAAGAAAAGCCTGATAGAGTTATATTCATTGGTGATTACTTTGACTCATTTGAACTTAGTGGAATAGAGCAGATTAATAACTTTAAAGAAATCCTCCACTATAAAGAAACAAATCCACAAGTTGAGGTTATAATGTTGATTGGTAATCACGATCATCATTATTTCCCAGAAGTAGGATACACAGGTACATCAGGCTTTCAAACTGGTATCGCGCCTTCTATTATGCAAGTAGTAGATGAGAATAGACATCATTTACAAATGGCTTATGGTTTTGGTGAGTATCTATTCACTCATGCAGGTGTAAGTCCTGTATTTATGGATCAAGTGTTTGGTGAAAATGATTGGAGTAAAGAAAATGTTGTAGTTGATCTAAATGAATTGTTTAAATATAAACCTAGAGCATTTGACTTTAATGGCTTTGATGCTCATGGAGATAATACAACGCAAACACCAATTTGGATTAGGCCTAGATCATTAATGTCTGCAAATAAGAAACATAATAAAGGATTAAAGAAAGACTACATTCAAATTGTAGGCCATACTCAAATGCGTAGATTAAATTTGGACGAAAGCGATAAGTTTACAGGTGGTAGATACTACTTCATAGACACTATGGAAACTTCAGGACAATATCTAATAATCGAAGAAGGTAAGTTAAGTGTAGGATCAGTAAGATAAATTTTATGACTATAAAAGAAAGAGCAGACTTTTTAGTAGAAAGATATGGGGAGAATTGTATTGAGGTTGTTAATAGTTTATTAGAAGACACTATAGAAACAAATCACGTATCTTATTGGAAAGATGTACTTGAAACATGTCAAGAGATTATAACAAATAAAAAACAAGTTAATGCCTAATGTAGTTGATCTAGTAGATCGTATAGAAGAAATGTTTATTGATATGCCTGATAAAAGAAAGAAGGTAGAATATCAAGAGTGGAAAGTAACTATTAATAAATTAATAGAAGAAGTAAACAAACTATCAAAGTTAAAAATGTATTTAACTGTAAAATAAAAAGTTATGGCGTATAGTCGTTTCGGATCCAGTCGTTGGTATACTTATTGGTACGAAGATTATAGATCAGGAATAAAGTTTCCTACTAGAAAAGAAAAAAGGAAACAAATGTTTATGATCCATGACTATCCTACTTATATAATTTCATATGGAGACCTTCAAAATAAAGGTATGGGTAAAATATGGGATGACATAAGGTTATTTTATTGGACAGATACAGAAGAGTTCAAAGCAAAGAAACCTTCTGAAACTGAAATGCAAGAACTAATGGGATATATAAAACAATGGAGACAAGATGTAGATAATTATTTTAAATTACACATCTTTCTAAAATATGAATGGTATTTTCCACTAAGAAATAAGATATTAAGGTTATGGAAAAGATAAAAAAGAAAAAGATAGAAACAGAGATTAAGTATTGGGAAAACTATCAAGCCACAAATTGGTTGGGTAAATGGTATAGACAAATTCAAATAGATAAAAACAAAAAGAAATTAAACACCAATGGAAAAAAATTATAAAGAATTCAACTCAGGACACTATCTAGAATTAGCAGATAGACTAAGCGTTATCATGGGTAATATAGATGAATACTGTTATGATCATCCGGCTTCTAATGATGAGATTAAAAAACTTATAGATGAAGCAATGAAGAATCTTTGGGATGCGTATCAAATAACAGGAGCAAACATATGTGAATACTCAGGACTACGTAATGTAGAAGGATATGAGTAAGCGCGGCCGCGGGTAGGGCACTTTCCGAGAGGGCCTAAAAAATACCATAAATACAAATATGCCAGAATCAATACTAAATAAAACAAAATATGATTGCAGTACTTTTAATAAAGCATGAGGACGGAGAAGCAGAACATCTACAAATATGTTTAGACTCTTTAGAACAACAAACTAATAAGGACTTCAAAGTATACGAAACTACGCCCGACTCTATAGACGTAGCAATACAATCTATATTAAATGATGACTTAAAACAGATTTGCTATTTAGATAGCTTTGACTTTTATCTGCCAGAACATATAGATATAATTCAGAAAGCAATAGCAAGAACCAATACTAGAAACATATACACTATATCTAAAGTAGTTAGGTTTAAAAATTGTGGTGGACCTTGTTGTATTGAAGATGAGTCACCTAAAATTACAGAGAAGATGTATGATCAAAGAGTTGTTGATATTCAAGGTGTAATTAGATCTGCTATTTGTGTGAACTACGATAAAGAAGAATCAAATACAGTAACACAAGTAAATATCATTACAGTAACACATAGACTAAAAGACTAACCTTTCTTTAATAGGGATTTGATATCGCAGTAGCATGAGTTAGCACCATGAGCTAC